AGATCCGTCCCGCCACCGATGAAGGACACGCGCAGCGGCGTCCGGGTGATGATCATCGGTCGAACACCTGTAGGTTATCCGGCAGCCACATCATGGGCATGCCGATGGCCTGCCAGATGAGCCGTAGCCGGTGGGTCCAGGCCTCGTTGTAGTGTAGCCCGTGGTCATGGAGCATCGACCGCCAGACGTAGCCGGGAACGAGCGTCTGATGGTTCTCCCCCCCCTGGCCGGGGCCGGCGGACGTCCAGATGAGCAGACATGTTTCGGCGGCGTGCTCGGCGATATTGCGGATCAGCATGCCTCCCTGATCCTCCGGGATGTGCTCGGCCACCTCGATGCAGGTGAGCAGGGCGAACTTCCGAAGGATATTGAACTCGCGGGAAACGTCCACCTTCATGATGCCGTGGAGATCCGCGTTCGGCGGGGCTAGGATGTCCAGGCCGACGGCGTCGATACCTAGCCGCCGAGCCATACGGATCATGGCACCTGTGCCGCATCCGACGTCCAGATAAGTCATGGGCGCGCCGAACGCCACGATGATGGCGAGGAATGCTCGAGCGTTCCAGTCGTCAAATTGTGCGAGGTGGGCCAGATAGTCCTGGCCCTCGAGGGGACTGTTCATAGGCCCTCCCGAGGCCTTTCTCTCCCGTAAACCCCCGGAGCGCCAGCGGCCGGGAGCAACCGCATTCGGGCAGGTGCGCGACTGCCCTAGGCGCTCCGGGGAGTGACGGAGGGGCGGTTGCCCGCCCCTCCCTTCACTCCGTGGTCAGGTTACGGCAGCCGACCCTCGTGGTAGAAGTAATCCACGCTCCGCTCCGTCACACCACCGTCGATCCAGTAATGATCATCGGGGTGCGTGTCGCGGCTGTGGGCCAGCGGGCAGTACAGCACGTCGAGGATCCGCGCCGACAGGTGCGGCGTCCGCAGCACCAGCCGCGGCTCGATCTTTCCGAGCCACTGGACGCACCAGTTCAGCGGCGGCTTGGCGTGCCAGAGGAAGATCCCTCCGTCCGTCCAGAAGTACTGCGTCATGCGGCCATCGACCACCGCCTGCATCGATCCGCCGCGGTAGTCGAAGTGCTCGAAGTAGGTCACCGGCATGCCGCGGGCCGTCAGCGGGACGATGTAGATGTCGCTGGCGAAGCAGCCCACCGGGATGGCGGCGTCCTCGTTGCTCGACTGCTCGGGGATCATGTCGTCGATGACCACCGGGACCTTCTTGCCGTCCACCAGCAGGTACTCGCCATTCCGCATGGCATCCCGGATGGTCGTCATCTCGGTTCCGTCGAGCATGACCTGCGCGTTGTTCAAGGTCTGGCAGCGGTCGCTGTAGTACGCGCACGCCCACAGATCCGTGATCACCCAGAACAGGTCCTGCCGCATGGCCAACGTGAGCACCAGAGGCTGTAGCCCCGTCCGAGTGGCGATGTGGTTCAGCCGGCGCAGGATGTTGGTCAGCAGGGTGACGATGTTCGGGTTGGCGGTGGGGCTGGCGATGTTCGTCAGGTTATAGTCCCAGACGATGGAGTCGAGGCTGGGGCAGGCGATCGCCGTCTTGGCGTCCACCTTGCCAGTGCCGATCAGCAGATCGAGGCCGTTGAATTCCTCGTACCCGCCGCCCGCCGAGTCGTTCACCGGGTTGGCGGCATACAACTGGCGTCCCAACTGGTTCTGGAACGCCACGCCGACCTCGATGAAGCGCTGCAGCACCTCAGCGCCCTTCAGGGCCTGCTGCTCGCTTGGGATCGTCGGGAAGATCGAGGACCCCAACTGCGCCGCCAACGGGCTGTTGATCAGCGTCAGGTCGAGGAACTCGCCCCGGTTGATCACCTGGCCGACCCGGTTGATTTCCATCTCGCGGGTCATGAACGAGTAGCGGCCGAACGGCGCCGTCTGCAGGCAGGTCTTCATCGGCCCCGCTGTCTGCGGATCGTCGCAGACTCCGTTGGCCACATCCCCCGTCACATCCCGGAAGCCGCTGATGTAGGGAAACAGGGGCCACATGTCGACGCTTGGCCGCACCGGGAGGATACCGGCCAAACCGACGGGCTGCAGGCGGGTGTGGATGACTTCCCGCTCGAGACCCATGACGCCGAACAGCCCACCCGGGCCGTGGACGTATGGGTTCGAGGGCGTGCCCGTGGGCGTGGTGTGCTTCTGCACGACAGGCAGAAGCGCCTTCGCCAGGGCTTCCAGGATTGCGTTCTGGTCCATGATGTCAACTCCCTCGATCGAAGATCAGGATCGACTCGGGCTAGGCTAGGGCGGCGGGCACGGCCGGAACTGCAGAGGCACCGAAGGCCCCATCGATCCACGCCTCGCCAACTTCCTTGACGGCCGGCTGGGGCGCGCCATCGGTAACCTTGGTGCTCTCGCTCTGGGACGGTCGGTTGTCCCACAGGTTGGCGCCTGCCTTCGGCTGCATGGCCGCGGCCACGATCTTGGCCGGCCCCTTCTCGATGGCCGAGACGCGGGCATCCTGGGACTTCAAGTACTCGTTCAGGCCAGGAAGGTTGATGGCCTTGGTCACCGCCGTGGCGATGTCGGCCACCAGATCCTCGTAGCCCTTGGCCGCCGAGGGTCCCGGAGCCGGGACGGGTGCCGGGGGCGGCGCGGGGGCCGGATCTCCGGGCACCGGGGCCGGTGCCTCGCTCGTGATGGCCTTGTGCTCGATGCCAAGGTCCACGAGCGTCTTCGCCATCCCTGCAGTGGTCACTTCCAAATCTGCCACCCTTTCCTCGCCCAACGCGGCGACGAGAGTGGCGCGCTTGTCCTCGCTGAATGTCATTTCACTCACCTCCTTGAGGATGGTGGAGAACGCAGTCCACGGGTTGGCTGCCCACTTCGCGGGCAGGACGGTGTCCTCGAAACTGCGGTACTTCGTAATATACCCGTTCTTCTCGTCGACGGAAAGGACGAACATGCCATGCGACATCCCGAGGTCGGGCATCACGGCCTCGAGCGCGAGCAGTTCACCCGCCTCCTTTTCCGACAGCGGACCGCTCGCCACCACGAAGCCATCGGCGAAGTCGATCCAGTCGGCACGCTTCTCCCGCTGCGTTCCCGGCGTGTGCCAGATCCACAGTTCGGGCATGCGGTTCTTCGGATCGGCGTAGACCCATTCGATGAATTCCCGGTGGGCCTCGCTGGTGACGATCTCGCCGCCCTTCACGGCGTTCAGGGCATGGGCGTCTCGGTCACGGAACTTGTTGGTGACCCAGCCGACCCATCGCCACGATCCGTCGGCGGCCTTGATCACCGAGAAGCCCGATCCATTCTTCTCGGCCTTCTTTCCCGCCGCCCCAATGCCCTCGCGCTTGGCGGCAGCCCGGATCTTCGGCAGGGCCGCGCGCGCAATCTTGGCTGTGGTCCCCCCGCTACTCACCGCCGACGCCGCCCGGGACAGAGCGTTGCGGATATGGGAGGCGTCGTGGATGGGATAGTGCCGGAGGGAGCGGGGCTCGGTCCGGCCACTCTCGTCCTTCTTGCCGCCCGGTTCGATGTATGCGAAAGCCGAGTCCGGCAGGTCATTCTTGCCGGCGCCGGTCAGCGCGCGCTTCAGGCTTTCGAACACGCTCTTGGACTTCTGCAGGCGGGTCTTGTAGCCGGTCGCCAGCGTGGCAATGGCGCTTGCCTTCTCGTCGGGCGAGATCTCGTCCGACCGCATCACGTTCTCGACCAGCGTCTGGAACACATAGGTGACGTCGTTGATGGCGCGGGCCTGATCCCTGGCCTTGATGTAGGCGTCGTAGTCCCCCCAGGACGCGGCCCCATCGAACGGGCGGTAGATTTCGTACATGTCGCCCGAGGCGACGGCGTAGAGGCTCTTGTCCTTCTCTTCGTCGGCGGCCGGATCTGCGTCGTCCGCCTCCGGCACCGAGGGAGCCGCGGTGCCCGGCTCGGGCGTCCTAGCCCCGACGATGACGCGCGAGATGTCGTCTATCTTGCCAGGCGAGCCATCATCGCCTTCGGCTCCAGTCTCGTCCCCGTCGTCCTTCCCCACAGGCACGGTGCCCATATAGTCGGCGATGACGTTCGGGTCTGCCAAGGCCAGCGCGGCAAGCACCTCGGGGTCGCTGTTCGAGCCCTTCTCTTCCTCTCGACGTTCGACGGCCCGACGCTGTCGCCTACGGTCTTTGGAACTCGCCACCTCGGCCTCCTTCACTAGGCTTGCATGGCACATTGCGATGGCTCGCTTCTTGTCGACCCCTTCGCGAGCCATGACTTGTTGGACACACGAGTCCATCTTCCCCCATAGATGGCGCGGAACATTGCTGTAGGGCATACCTGTGGCGCATTGTAGAACGCATACGCGTGCCGGTCAAGCGCGGCTACTCCGAACGCCAGCCCCCATCGAGCCGAGCGCATCCCTGATTCGACGGTTCATCGCCTTGGAAAGTTCGGCCCGGCCCCGCTGCCGCTCAGTGATCGTGATGTCCCAGCCGCGGGCGAAGTTGCCGGGATGATCCACGCGCGGCCGCATCGTCCACGGGCCACGCGGGCCGCCGCCCTGGCTGCCCAGCCAGCCCTGCCGGGTCTTGGCCCGATAGGAGCCACGGCCGGCCGTGCGGAAACGGAGCACCTTCGAACGCCTCGCTTTGATCAGGTGCGCCCGGGTGCCGAAGTTCAGGTAGTAGTAGACGCTGTGCTGGGTCGAGACCTCGAGCATCATGGCCTCGCCAACCATCCGGGGGCCGAACGTGCGGAACTTGGGTAGCCCGCCGGGGATCGGTTTGCCGTCCGTGCCACCCGCATTCCAGGTAGACGTGGTCTTTGCGAAGTCGGCCTTGATCATTTTGCCGACGTCGGCAAGACCATCCTCCATCGCCCGGACCACCTTCTTGGGGTCGTAGGCCCGCAGGTTGCGGGTGATCGGCTTGAAGCGGATGATGGCCATCAGTTCAACCCCGGCGATCGTAGCGTTCCAACCTCATGGCCACGGCTCTTCCGCAACTCGCATTTGCATTCGAAGCCGTGACATTCCAGCGGATAAGACTGTGGGATCGCCCCGGCGGCGATCCATGCCTTCAGCCGGTGCCGCTGCCCATGATACCCGAGGCAGTCTGTGCAGTGCTCCTTCGTGCTCCCGATGATCCACTCGTACAGAGGGTCATCGGCAGCCGTCCCCAGACCCTCGTACCAGAGTACCTCGATGGCCGATGCCATGGTCGGCACCCGACGGAGCGCCTCCTGCAGGTCCCCATCGCTGTGGCCAGCCGGCAGCAGGGCGATGATCTTCTGCAGGCTCTGGCCGGCCCACACGACCTGGGCCGCCACGATCCCGCCTTCGTGGAAGTAGACCTCGACCGCCTCCTCCACCCCGCCAGCGTCCCGTCCATCGCCGAAGGCATCCCAATAGGCATCAACGGTCGCCTGGAAGGCAACGTCCATGAACTCGGCCGCGTTCAATTCGCCGGTCGCCAACTGCCGGATCAGGGCGGCGAGGCGCTTCTCGTACTTGGTTCGGAGCGGCCGGGCACGGGTCTGCTTGAGGATGGCGACCTGGGTCGCGTGAATGCCCGGCTTCGAGAGGATCTCCTTCCGCCGCTCTGCTGTCATCGTCGGCGGTGGGACGTCAAGGTCGATCAGGCCCATCATCTCGCCGACCATCTCCTGGTAGAGGCGTGCTGCCTCGGCCGGGGCTAGAGCATCCACCGAAGGACCCCGGTCCGGGGCTAGAGCATCCACCGAAGGACCCCGGTCCGGGGCCGTAGGTCCTTTCTCGATGGCCGCTACCCGGGCATCCTGAACCTTCAAATACTCCTTCAGGCCCGGAAGGTTGATGGCCTTGGTCACCGCCACGGCGATGTCGGCCACCAGATTCTCGTATCCCTTGGACGCCCGGATCAGGTCCTCGAGACCGACTTCACCCAGCCCCTTCGGGGATGGCCGGGAGGCCGGCGGCGGGATCTCCTCATCGTCCTCTCGAAGCAATTCCTCGATCCGCCGTAACTCGGCCTGCCGGGCTGGCTCGAACAGTTCGTCGATCAGCCGCCGTATTGGAGCCGACGGCTCTTCCCGGCGCCGACGGACGCGGCCCACCACCACCATCGGAGGCGCGGGCGGCGCGGGCGGCGGGATGGGAGCAGCCCCAGCCACGACTGTGATGGCCTGCGCCAAGTCCGTTTCCTGCACCTGCTGAACCACACGCCCCAGCAGGGCAGTGATGGCCTGGGCGAGGTCCGTCTCCTGGACCTGAGCAACTAGTACCGTCCGCAATATCGTGATGGCGCGGGCGAGGTCTGTCTCGCTCGCCTGGCCGATCAGCGCCGCCTTGAGCACCGTGATGGCCTGGGCAACGTCGGTCTCGCTGGCTTGCCCGAGCAGACGGCTCCTGACGACTGTGATGGCCTGGGCCAGATCAGCCTCTTGGACCTGTCCTACAGTCAGGGACTTGAGAACGGCGATGGCCTGGGCGAGGTCCGTCTCCTGGATCTGTCCTACAGTCAGGGACTTGAGAACGGCGATGGCCTGCGCGAGATCAGCCTCGGTAGCCTGGCCCAGCAACAGCGCCTTGACAACCGTAATCGCCTGAGCGAGATCCGTCTCGAGGACCTGATTGACCTTTGCGGGCTGGCCGATGTCCTGAGCGAGATCGGTCTCGAACGCCTGCCCGATCAGGTACGTGCGAAGGACCACGACGGCTTGGGCGAGATCTGTCTCGCTGGCCTGGCCCACCGCATAGGCCCGCACCGCACTGATGGCCTGGGCGAGATCGGTCTCGGTTACCTGGGTGATCGGGTAGGTGCGAAGCAGCGTGATGGCCTGGGCGGTGTCGGCCTCGGTCGCCTGGCCGACCGGGATGGTCTGGCCGCCAGCGGCCGCTGGCTTGTGGTCTACCACCACCCACAGCGCCGATACCCGGACGAAGTGGGTATCCGTGATCGTCTCGCGTATGCCGACCTGCGCCGCGTCTAAGTCGGCTTTTGTCCACGCCGTCGCGGACCCGCCGGGCAAGTCATACAGCGTCAGCGCATATTGCCTAGGCGTGGCTATTTTGTAAGACTGGTAGGAGGTGTCGCCAGCACCAGAAAGGGCGGCGCTTTCCTCGACCGTGCCCCCGGACGAGGCCTTGATGCGCAGCACGAAGTCCGGGTCCGCGCCACCCGCGCCGCTGATCGCAAACCGCACGCCCACCTGAACGCAGTTGATGACATCATCGGAGGCCATCGCCGCGGGCGTCGCGTCCAGGTTGTAGTCGTCGATCTGACCGGAGGTATTGCTCTGAACGTAGGTCGTCACGTCATCGGGTGGGGCCTCCTCTTCCTGCGACCAGTTGGCCCCGCTGTCCGTTCCGCCCCGCGTCCAATCCGCGTTGTCGCCCGCGGCGCTCGGCCGGAGCATGATCTGCTCGCCTTCGCCCGGCCAGGAGTTCTCGAAACTACCGCTGTTGTCGTTGATCGCTCCATCTTCGTAGATGATGTCCAACGTGGCATCGGCCGAAGGGATGCCCAGACGAAAGCGGTCGGGGTTGAGGGCCAAGTTAATCGTCCCCGATGGATTCCACAGCAGGGTGCTTTCGTCCGAGGCCGCGTACAGCCTAGCCTCGATAGCGGTGGAGGCCAATGTGGTCGAGTCAATGAGGTATTCAAGACGATACCAAGTGTCTAAACTGATCGCTGACGAACTGGCTCCAACCTGGGCGGAGTCCTCCAGGTTCCAGAACTCCAGTGTCTCGTCAGCATTGATAAGAACCCCTACCCGGGCCGTAGCACCATTCAGAGTTGCAATGATCGTAACGTCGTTGCCGGTAGCGCCAGCCACCACCTTGAAGTAGAACCGAGTCCAACACGGTCCTTGCGTCGTGCGGAAGATGTGCTGGATGTTCTCCGCGCCAGCAGCGCTGTTGATCCTGAGCGCCGCTGCGCCGGAGCGGAAGTCTGTGGTCTCAATGACTGGCGTACCAGTCGTCGATGTTTGCCAATCCATAGAAGCGGCGATGGTGTTCAGTTCGAACGGGAAGGACATCAGCCGGGCCATCAGTCTGCCTCCCACCCGGCGGCGAGGATGCGCGCCCGAAGATCAGCCAAGGCGTCGACGGCGTTTAGGTCCTCCCGGAACTGGCCGATCAGCGGGAACAGGCGGCAGGACACGGCTAGGCCCCACAGTGGCAGGACTAGCAAGCGCCGGTCCACCAGCCGGGCGATTTGGAGGGTTAGCCCAGCAACGGTGAACTGCGCGTGGTCAGTCACGAGGGCGACAACATCCGCGCCGTGGTCACAGGCGCGCTTGATCGACCAATTACGAAAGCGGGGATGTGTACCCGTCTTGTTCTCGTCCCTCGCACCGTAGATGACATTGTGCGAGTCGAGCGTCTCCATGTTGTTCGGCCGGTTCACGCCGAAGGGCAGGACCTGATAGAACTTGGCGACGTGCGGGACCGCCAGCCCCGCGATGGTGTAGTACCTCTCCTCATATTCCTCAGAGGTCGAACCTAGCGGCAGGTAATTGGAAACGACCAGATTGGCAATGGCCGTGATCTGGCCGCGATTCTGTAGCGCCGTCCGGTTGTGGATAAGGCAGATCGCCAGATTCATTTAGTTCTCCTGGCCTGAAACTGTCGGACTTCGCCTCCGTTGCCGCGCCCCGGCCGTCGGCTATGCCGCCTGGAAGAAGCCCGCCGCGGCGATCTGCGCCGTGATGTCCGAGCCATCCGGGGTCACCACGAAATCGTGCTGGGTCATCGGGATGATGTCGGCCATGGTCTGGGAGCCGACCGGGTCATAGCCGATGTCCAGATCACCGATGGCGCCGGTGCCATCGTTGGCCACGGCGACCCATGTCTGATCTGGGATGTCGAGGTTGACGACGTCGGCCCCATCGTCCGGCGCGAAGGCGGCCAGTTCAACATCGGTTAGGACCTTCTTGGCGTAGCCCGTGTTCGTGGCTTCGTTGGTCGTGCCCGACACAACGTCGGCAAATGTATCCTTGTCCCGTAGGACAGCATCCGTCTCGATGCCGGTGGAAGCCAAGAGCATGACGACCAATTCGGCGGCCGCCGGGTCGTTGGTGTCGACGCGGTTGTAGAACTCCGCCGCACGGCCCTTGCTGGTGTTGAAAACGAAGTTAGCCACGGCGACCTCCCGCCTTGAACTTCGCGTGCTGCTTGGCGTCGAGCACGCACTCGAACGCGTTCACAACCTCGTAGCCGGTGTGCCATTCCTTGCTGGGGGATGGCTTGCCGGGGTGCTCGAGGGCCACATGCTCTCGGGCCGCCACGCCCGAGTAGTCCTCTCGGACGCCGGGCAGGGCTGCCTTGCAGTGCAGGCAGTAGCGGCCAGGAAGGCGCAGGACCTTGTAGTGCAGGTCCTCCTGCTGATATGCCTTCAGGGTCAGCACGTCGGCCTCCAGCGTCATCCATCCCTGCTCGATGGCCTTGGCGACGAGATCCGGGCTGAACTGCTGCTCCGCGCGCGTCCCCGTATCGAGGACCTCTACACCGAGCAGGACCTTGCCTTCCCGCCGGCCTTCCGGGCGTTCGTAGACACGATGCATGTTCATGGGGCTATTCCTCCTTGCCTTTCAACGGGCGATTTCTAGGTTCACTGTCTGCACGGGCACGGTCACTTCTCCTTGGCTGGCGGGATTATAGACGGCTGGATGATCACCTGCGGGGGCGGAGCCTCCTTGAGCGTCTTGATGAGCGCTCCGACCTCCACCAGCAGGCCAGTCACGGCCTGTGACGTGCCAACCTGCCCAGCCAGCATCTTCTCGAGCACTGGCGCTAGGGCCTCCGAGCGCTGGTTCGTCCTGAGCGAGTGGACGATGGCCGCCAGTGGCAGCATAGCCTGCAGGTCGGCCCGGAAGTCCGGGGCCAACATGTCCTTCTTGGCCGCCCCGATGCTCCGGGTCGGCTTGGGGACGTTGGCCTGGGACGTCCGGCCACCGGGCGTCTGCCGTGTCTCGGCGTTCACCTCGGCGTTTAGCCGCAGGTTCTCCTCTGCTCGCACCCGGGCCTCCTCCTCGCTCTTCTCGATCACGGGGAGCAAATCCTTGTCATAGTCCCCGTCCTTGATGGCCATCAGCCGGGCCACCTCGGGCGTGATCTCGCCCGACTTGATCATGGATGCTCGAGTTTCAGCCCGCAGGCGCCGGATCTTTTCGTGGTTCCCCTCATCCTCGAGGTCCATCTCCCGAAAGTTGAACTTCGCTAGGGGCGTCGGCACGATGCCCCGGAAGTTCATAGCATATTCCACGCTAGACATGAACAGCCGGGGGCCTTTCCCCTTCGTCTTGGCCGCCATCACTTCGGACTGCCCCGAGGATCCGAGGTTGCCGCCGGGCAGAGGGGCGAAGTCCTGGTAGTCCCGCCCGAAGCAGGCGGCGATGGTGGTGATGTACCACTTCATCTCATCTTCGAGGTCGAAGTTGTCGGGCAGGCTGGCCAGCGGGATCTCGACGTGGCTCACGGGCTTCGAAGGATCGAGCGAGGCTAGGATGGTCGGCAGTTGGAAGCGGACCAGCCCTTGGTTGTCGGCATCCTCGTCGCCCATCTGTAGCGCCCGCCTGATGTCCTGCTTGGCCGGCCCGCCCACGATGTGTAGCACGCGCTGGAACCGGCCGCCGACCTTCTCGCCCCGGTAGATGATGATGTCCCGCATGATCTGGGAGGCGGCGAGAACCCGGCTGACGGCGGAGTACTGCATGCCGCGCATGGTAGAGATGCTGGACGGCATCTCTATTAGGCGGGCGACGTCGTAGTAGTTCAGGAGGTGGCGGCCGCCGTGCTCATCCTCGTACACGACCGGCGTCCTGGGGTTGCCGGTGGGGGTGCATCGCAACGCCTCGAGCACCGCAATGCCGAGCACAGGTGCGGACGGCGATGCGCCATCTCGGATGATCTCGACGTAGGCCCCGCGGTCCTGCGTCAAGTAGTCTATGGTCACCATGCTGGCGAACGACGTCCAACCTTCGCCAAAGTGGGCCGTCTCGAGCATGGCCGTGACGACCTTCTTCAGTTCGTCGTCCTCGCTCTCGATTTCCCATCGATAGGAGGCGTGCGAAGCACAGACGGAACCGACGGCACCGGCGAGGAACGGCTCCCGGATGAAGAACTCCCGGAGCATCTTGTCCCGGCGCTGGGTCTGAGTCCCCCACGGCGGGAGGGAATCGGCCACGGAGGCGATGTACATGATGATGCTATCGGTGGGCTGCGTCGCCTGCGAGGCCTCGGGGATGGTCTGGACAGTGGCCCGCACCGACTCGAGCATAGTCTCGGGCGTGATGGCTGCGGGCGGATTATCTGGCATGCGACCCTCCTAGGCTTGGAGCCACGAGTACACCACCTTGCCATCCTGGCCCTGCAGCCGGGTCGCCACCTGGCTACCCCGCCTGTTCTCGATCCATACCTTCAGGCGCGGAGGCATGCGATAGACGATCGCCGCCCATCGGCTCGGCACCGGATCTTCGGCGAGTAGGAGTTTGCCGGGCATGCAGTCCTGCGCGTGCTGGTAGTTGTCGCCGCGCTTGACCAGCGTCCCGTTGGTCTTTCCGCACTTTCCGCACGCCACTCCAGTATAGAGCCGCTGCACCGCCTTCAGTTCGAGGACCGTGCCGCACTTCGCCGGCTGGCCCACCACCAAGGGGTGCCGGGGGAAACAGAAGGGGCAGACGATCTCGGCCGACGGCCCCGGACGTTCGACGATCAGGGCTTGGGCCTCGCGCCGGCGCCCGCCGGCGGTGGGCGCGAGGGGCATGCGGTTGTGTCGCTTCATCGATTCTCCCGGTGAGTATAGCCCCTGTGGGCTACAGATTCAATTCCAGACAGCGATGGGCAGCCATCGAGCCCGACACGGCCAAGTCGATCTTCAATGCCTCGTGCCGCTTGACGATCCGTAGCCGCCGGGTCTCGGGGTCCTCTTTCTTGTCGGCATTCTCGATGTGCTGCCGCAGGCTCGGATTCCCGTCGTGCTGCGCCCGGCGCTGGATGATCAGATCCAGCAGGCGCTTGTCGGCCACCAGCCGCTCCGCCGCCTGGCTGAACTCGGAAAACCACGCCAGCCCGTCGCCCGGCACGCCGAGCCGCTGCGCCATGTCGTGCAGTTGGGCTGGATCGAAGCAGACCTGCACGACATTGAAGTTGTTGATGAGCCAGCGCAGGCGGCGCTCAGGGCCAGGATAGTCCTCCGTGCCCATGAAGTTGATCGGGCCTTGGTCAGCCGTCCAGGCCTCGACGAAGCGAAAGGCGACGTCGGTCGCGTGCCTGGCCTCTTCCCAATGGCGGCTCACGGCCGTGATGCCGAAGTTGTCGTAGGTAACGGCCCCGTCTAGGCTCACCACGATCGGCGTGTAGGCGTCGAGTGGGGGGATGGTCGTCTGGCAAAGGTCCCAGAGAAGCATCGAAGGCAGGAAGTGCGAGGTGTCCTCGAGATCCTCCCATAGCGCCTCGAGGAGCACCCGGGCCTCCTGTTCCGTCAGCGACTGGCGCCGCTTGGCAGCGTAGTCCTGCTCCAAGTTGTCCTCGTTCTCTTTGGTGATGAGGGTAAAAACGAGCGAGTCCCTCTTGAACGCAGCATAGGTGTCGGTCTGGCCACCTGGGGCGCGTGGCCCGAAGTAGTCAAAGAGCCAATGCTTGCGGGGCGTGGTGGTGAGCCACATCTGCGGCGGGTCGCCCAACGGGCCGGGGATGCGGACGCGGCCATCCAACACTTTCAGGGCCAGCGGGGTATCCTTGCGGCGGGCTTCGTCGAAGTGAGCGAAGTTCACGTTCGGGCCTTCCCAGCCCATCTCCTTATCGATGCCGCCGAAGTAGCCGACGGCCCCCGTGACAAAGAGCAACATGAAGGGCTTGGTCGGCTCCCACTCCGGTGCCTGGCGGTAGCGGTGCTTCGGATGGACCATGTCCCACGGGCACCAGCGGCGGAATTCCGGCCATAGGGACCGCTTGAAGTGTTCGAAGTCTGGACTGACGACGATCCCGTGACAGCCCCGGCGGAACCGCTCTAGGTCCTTGATGATGCCGAACACGGACTTGCCGCCGCCCTCGCCGCCCTTGGCTAGGATGTACCTGTGGATGATGTCGACAAGCGCTATGGCCTCGTCCCGGTTGTGGGGCTTGTAGAATCGATGGCGCTCAGCGTTGTAGTAGTGACTGACGTCTGGCCAGTCACGCGCCTCGCGGTAGTACGTCGGCCGCAGGAGATCGGCTAGGGTCTCGCTGACCGAGTTCCAGAATGGCGAGGGTGAACTCATTCAGCACCTTTGGGTCTGAGATGACGCGCTTGGCGATGTGGGCGATGGCAGTCAGCAGGCTCTGCAATTCCTCGGCCGTGTGGAAGTGCTGCATCTTCTCCAGCCGACGCATCTCGGTCTCGACGAGTTTGCGGCGGGTCTCAAGGCTCTGGCGGATATCGTCCCAGGCCGCATAGTCACCCACCGCACGCCCCAACGTCGCATCGAGCGTCTGCAGGTGGATCTGCATGGTCTCCTTGTCGGAGCGATCCAACGCGTTGCGAAACCCCGTGAATGCTTCCCTGGCCTGCGAGAACAGCCGGCTAGATTCCCCGGTGTCGACCCGCCCCAGCAGTTCGGCCAGCCGGGCATCGAGCACCGCTATCTCCTGGCGATTGGCGAGGAGTTCGGGGTCCCGTGCGGACTCGAGATACTTGGCGGCCAGCCGGGCCGGCATGTAGCGGGAGTACTTGCCGTGCTTGAATGACGGGTTGGCCGAGCCGACGAGTTTGTTTGCCCCGCCCCCGTGCATCCGACAGCGGTCGCCGGGCTTGATTACGCCCGTCCGGCAGAAGCGCGGATCGCCGCACTCCGGGCACTCGGTGAGTTTCTTCTCCTCGAGGGGATAGTAGTGGTCGCACTTGCGGCAGCGCCGGGACTTCGCCGAGCAGACTGGGACGCCGGAGTCCTCCCGATACCAGACGAACTTCACTGTGCGGTCGGCTGTGGGCCGGAGCCGCTCAGCGTAGAAGCCCTGCGCGATGGTCACGCGCTGCAGGGCGTTGGGGTGCCGGGCAAGGACTTCGTCGGGGCGGTCGCTCACGCGCTCACCATGTCGGCCCAAGCCTGGCCGATGGCCAGATGGCATGTCTCTACCACCTTGGGGTCGTCGTCGTCGACAAATATACTGACGTCGGCAAACTTGTCGGCCCCCTGTGGCCATCGCCTCCCCCACAACCCGATGACGTCGCCGCGCTCCTGCCAATACTGGCAGGCCAAGATGATGTTGGGACTCTGCTTGCTGACGGACAATGCGATCAACACGTCGCCTGGCGTGGCGCACATCATGAGGTACGCCTGGAAGATGCTCTCGTAGCCGAAGTCGTTGGCCTGGCCGGTGATCCAGTCGAGGTAGCCCGGCCCCCGGACGCCCTTCACCCCGCCCGATCTCGAGAGATCCGCGGCGATGTGCTCGGCCGTCGAGAAGGAGCCGCCATTGCCGATGACGAACACGTGCGCGCCCATGCGCTGCTCCCGGTGCATGTGCCATGCGGCCTCGGCCACCGCTCCGGCATCGACGGTCCCGAGTGCGGTGATGGTCCGCTGGGCGTAGGATTGAAAAGCAACAGCCCGGGCGTGGGTCCAATTCTCCATTGGGCCTCCTAGATTATCACGAGCATAAGGACACAGACTGCGATGACCGCCAGCACAGTCAGGCAGCCACAGCAGTTGCACCCCTGACTCTCGATGTCATTGGGCATTACGGGATCTCTTGCGGCGGCGGCCGCCGGGACGGATCTCGCCAGAGTCGAGTGCCTTCAGGATGCACTTCAGGCACGGACCGCCGTTGGCCGCCCCCATCTTGCCACACCGGGGGCAGGGCTTGCTCATGTCGATATCGATCCGAGCGTCAGCCATCTAGCAGAGGCTCCAGCCCCATGTCCCGGCACCGCTGGAGGATCACCGCCACGTAGCCCGGCGAGAGTTCGAGCGCGTAGCCGAGCCGGCCAGTCCGCTCAGCGCCCAGCACCACCGGCCCCGAGCCGCCGAAGGGGTCGAGCACGATCTCGCCGTGGTGGGTGTTGTTCCGCATCGGGATCATATAGAGAGCCACCGGCTTGATGGTGGGGTGCATCATCTTCTTATCCCGGCGGATCTCCCAGACGGTCGACTGATTGCGGGCGCCGTAGAAGTTGTGCTTGCCCCGCCAGCCGTACAGGGCGGTCTCGTGCTGCCAGTGGTAATCCTGGCGGCCCATGTAGAAGTTGTCCTTCTTCCACACGATCTCCTGATGGACCTGGACGCCGACGGTAGCCATCGCCCGGGCGACGGCTTCGCGGTTGTCGGCGGCGTGCCAGACGTACCAGGCCGCATCGTCGGCCACATGCCGCACCACGTTGCGGAAGGCGCCGGTCATGAATTCTTCGAACTCCTTCCCGGTCAGGGCGTCGCCACCGATCGCCGGGTAATGCTCCCGCTCCGAGTCCTCATCGCCTTCCTGCGGCCGGGTCCGCTTGCCGCTGCGGTGCCTAATGTGGTCGATCCCATAGGGCGGGTCGGTGACGACCAGCGCGGCGGTCCGGTCGCCCATCAGAGCGTCGATGTGCTCGGGCACGGTGCAGTCGCCGCAGAAGATGCGGTGCTCGACGCCGGCCACGGCCTTGGAGGGAACCCGCCAGAGTTGCCCGACCACCGTACCCCACTTGCTCTGCAACTTGGCCGCTAGGTCCACGTGGGGGATCGGGTCGTCGTGATCGCTTGGGTTGAGCAGGCGCTCAAGCCGGTCGATGTCGTCTGGGGCGAAGCCCGTGCCCCGCAGGCCGATGCCGATCTTGGCCGGCCCAGCCAACTCGATCAGGTTCGCCAGCAGTTTCGGCTCATTCCAGCCGCCGAGGAATGTCAGTTGGTTGTCGGCGATGACGTAGGCTTTCGCCTTCTCGGCGTCGAGGTGGACGCCGCGCACCACCGGCGCCAGCCATCGGCCATCCTCCAGCCGCACATTGCCGGGTGGGCGTTCGCCTCGGTCCTGCTTGCCCAGCAAGTCCTTCAGCCGGCCATGCCCGAAGATGACCAGGCCCGACTCCTCGTTGATCCCCATGGGGTTGACGAAGCCGAACACGTTGACGGACTCGTCGATGGCGCCGACGTCATGGTCCTTCGGGTTGTCGGGATCGGGCACGAGTGCCCGGATGTCCATGTACTCGATCCAGATCCCCTGCTGGTCGGTCACTGGCGGGCCTCGGCGAGCATCGCCCGACAGTCCTCCAGTGGATGGGCGTCACCCATGATGCACCACAGGAGATCATAGGCAACCGCGTCGTCCCACTCCTCCTCGTAGATTAACCGCGCAATGGCCGCGTGGACACTATTCGTCTCGAGAAGGCAAGCCTGCAGTTGAGGCAACCAGTACTTCCCGGCCTCCTCCATCCCCATCTGTGCGCCGACTTCCACTCCCTGACGGGCCGTCTCGTCGATGGCCGTCTGCACGCGGGCATCGCACTGGTCATTGTAGGCGGCGATCGTGACGTTTATGCCATTCTCGACGCCGACTAGGTATCCAGCGACGGCGACGAGGACTATCTCTACCGTTACGAGAAGTGCGATAGTAATTGGCTTCATTTCGGGGCCGCCTCCGCTGCGGCGAGGAACTGCAGGATCTGGTCCTTCTCCTCGTCGGTGGTGTTCTCGTCGATCCTCATCGATAGGCTATGCCGGCCCGGCCGGATGATGTAGGCGACCTTCTGGGCGGTCCGGGCCAGCGTCAGAAGCGCCTCGGTCGCGTTGCGGAGCCGCTCCATCAGCAGGATATTCGCCTTGGCCAGATCCTCGCTGATCTCGCCATAGGGGATACGCTCGGTGTAGGCCTCCACGACCGTCTGTGTGCCATGCAGGGTGCCCTCGACGTCCAACATCCGCAGAGCCGGGTACTCGTCGCCCCACTCGCCAGCCTCGATGACGGCGACGGGATGGTCGGCCGTCCACAATTGCTTGCACTTGCACTCGCCGTCCCGGCAGGCGTGCCAGGGGGCCGGGGAGGCGGCCCGGTGCAGTTGCTCGAGTTCCTCGAGCGTGATGGGGGCTGGGGGTGCTCCCGGCATTCCCCCAGCCCCCGCGGCCGGCAAGACGCCGCCGACGGGAAGCCGGACGTTCCGGTCAGGATGCCCTTCGGGGGCGTCTAGTCGATCCATTCGAACCTCGTCATTCCGCTGTGGCCGTGGATGGCCTCGCAGGCCTCGGCGCTGTCGTAGAAGGCGGTCGACTTCTGAACGGTGGTCCACCGCAGCACGCAGGTGCCATCGCTGAATTCGACGCCCTCGGCTACTTGCCCCGTGCCTGAGACGCCGCCGGGATCTTCGTTCCGTAGGACCACGAAACGCCTCATTCCCCGCTGAGCCATCTTGCCTTCGCCTCCTTGGCCAGACGCATAGCCTCGCGCCGGCCGTGCTTGCGGATGCTGAACTTCCGGTAGTGGTCGCCGATCGAGACCACCACGATGCCGTCGCGCACGTAGGGTCGGCCGTAGCCGGCCCGGATATTCCGCTCCGTGGCCGGCTTGCCGAGTTCTCGCCAGAAGCGCTCGCGGATCACCAGCGCCCGGTCGACGCAGTCCTCATCTAGGCAGCCGATGCTGGTAGCCCGGCTCTTGCCCCGCCACGAGACGTACACGTTGAATCCGAGGAAGCGGGTTCCCCGGTAGCGGGTGGTGATGCCGGTGTAGATCGTGCGGCCCATTACTAGCGCAACCGTTCCAGGCGGCATCGTAACATGCTTTCGGCCTTGATCATGCGGCGGAAGGTTACGCGCTGCATCTCCCCGCCCCAGGCCGCCACCTGGCGGTAGCGATCGACGTAGCGGAGATACCGCGAGGCCGCCCGGATGAGCGAGTCCCACTCCCTGGCGCACTTCAAGGCCCATGGCCCATCGGTCATATTCATGCCGCCAGCCAGCAGGCGCAGCAGTTCGGTGGATGGCTTCACTCGAATGACCACGTCCAGCGGCCGTCTACCTTCTCGGGACGCACCTTCAGGCGGCTCGGCATCAGGATCTCGAAGGCTTTGGGGTCATAGCCTAGGCTCTCGAGCCTAGCCAGGGCGATAGCCAGCCAAGGGAACTTCTGGATCTCGGCGATCTGCTGGCCCATCTCGTCGAAGGCCATGGTCGTGCCGTTCGCCATGAATCGAAGCGTGTTAGGCACTCTCTTCCTCCATCTGGGCTAGGCGCCGGAGCAGGCGGCCAACCAGCCCCCAGGTCGGATCAGAGGGCGGCAGGGTCGACTTCTTGACGACGCGAGTGGTGCCCTTCTCGAACACATGGACGAGGCCATAGGGATCTGGGACGTCGGCCGGCTTCAGTACCCCAACGGGGCAGGCGAAGTAGAACGACGTGCAGAATCGGGCGCTGCGGGCGGTCTTGTCGGGCTTCTTCAACTCGCCGACGAAGTCCGATCGGCTCACCTTGACCTCATAGCCGACCCTCCGGTGGTTCTGGGAGGCGAAGCAGTTGATGGCCCACGCGTCGACGGCGTGGTGGCCGCCGCCGATATCCATCGGGGCCTCGATCAGGAATACCCAGCCCTTGGCTGGGTCGTGGCGAGCCAACAGCGCCCGTAGCACTTCGGCGGCATGGCCGTCGACGGACGGCACAATGCGGGGGATGCTCCGGTAGGCATCATCGGGAAGGCCGTCGATGGCCTGTTGGCCGAGATCCGTGATCAGGTACAACGACGCCTCGCCGCCCATCCGCCACGAGCCGAGAACGCTCGGAGTCCTCTGAAGCCACCCGAGCCGGACACAGACCATGGCCGTCTCTTTGCTCGCTCCACTCTTGTCGCCACCAGGCCACCAGCGCCCTTCTGGGACGTCGATCTTCGCCCTTTCTACGAAGTCCACGCTCCCAAACCACACCCGCAGGTAGTGGTCGGGGTGCTGGGAAACAGCCCGGAGCAGGCGGGCCTGGGCGGGGGTCGGGGGAATCATCCGCCGGATCTCGTTCTGCCCCGCCACTGCGCCGCCTGGGGGCATGTGCCATAGTGGCTCTCGTAGGTGTCGGCCATCTGGCCACTCCACTCATAGTCGCCCGCACCATCCGGCGTCTCTCTGACGATCCAACGCTTCACGGGCTTGGCGTTGAGAGGCATGGACTTCCCCAGCGGCGTCTTGATCCAGCGGATCTCGGCTTGGCAGGAGGAGCAAAGGCCAATAGGCGGGACGGGATCAGTTATGGGCTGCCTCCTCCCCCGGCGGCTCCGAGAATCCAGACATCCCGCTCCCATGCGCGGCGTCGTTTCGTCGTACCTCCTCTAGAGCAATCACCGCGTAGATGTCCTGACCGCCATCGACCATCTTGGCGGCGTGCTTCTGGACGGCCGTCCGCAACCCGCCATGCCATTGTTCTGCGGTGCAAGCCAGCGGCTCTCCCCGATACAGCGCAGAGAGGAACGGGGTCCAGTCGCTCACGTCCCCTCCTCCCCCGGCGGCTCCGAGGCGGCACGATGTGTCGATGGGGCACGGTGGAGCCCCGTCAAGATGGCATCCCTTCTTAGGCGAGCCTTGACCCACCTTCCCATCGCATCATCGTAGGCTCTTTCAGCCTCGCGCTTCCATGTCCGCGATTGTTCCAGTCCTTCCTTCGCGACATGGAGTTCGGCGTTGGCCTCGGCGAGCATTTGCCCTCTGCTTTCGCTCACGTCCCCTCCTCCCCCAGGCTTTGTCGGGCTGTGCCAGGCGGCTCCGAGGCGGCCTGCCATTTGTCAACCGCGGCACGCACGTCGTCGCGGAGGAGGAAGTGAATAGTGGCCGCCAAGATAGGTCCTTGCGTGTCTACCCCGTCCATGCTCCGAAGGCACTCGGCCATCAGATTGCCCGCCTCCTCCCGCGCCTTCGCCGCTTCCCGTCCGTCAAGAATGGCCTCGGCCTTCGTGAGCGTCATCTGCTCTTGGCAGTCGTCGCAGATGAAGCCGACGCGGGTTGGCCCGCTTCTCTCGTTGTCCATGTTCGGGTTGAAGTGCCATTTGTGACGATGCTCGCGCACGTCCCCTCCTCCCCCGCCCATCATGACGGGAACCAGATTGGCACGGCGACAGCAAGCGCAATCATGGCCAGTAGAACTACTACGGCTTGGGCAATCTCCCACCAGAGGTCAGTGTGTTTCACGTCCCCTCCTCCCCCGGCGGCCAGTCGGAGGCTTTTCCCCACGACCACCGAACGGTCCTGTGCGACGTCGAGTCTCTGTGGCGTATTAGCACGACGGCGAATACACATCCGAGCAGTGTGTTGAGTAGACCAAGGAGGCTCCATCCCCGAAGATAGCACTGGCCTCTCACGTCCCCTCCTCCCCCGGCGGCTCCGAGGCGGCCACCAAGTCGAATAGGACATCGCCCTCTTCCATTCCGGTCATGACAAGCGGGGCGACAAGGATCGGATGGCCGCATCCGGGGCAGAAGGAGTAGTCGTTTTCGGTTGGACCATCGATCTCGAAGCAGTAAGCGTTGTCGCAGGTCGTCTCCCAATACTCCGTCTCATCCCCGTGCGGCTGCGGTCGCCAGATACACGGTGTTGGCCGTGCCGCCTCCTCCCGCGCCTTCACCGCTTCCAACTCGACCCCGAGGGTCTTATTGGCCACGGCGACCTTCATCACCGTAGCCATGCGGTCCTTGATGAACTCCAGGCATCGATGGGGGCTGCCCACGAACTCGGAGCCTCCCGGCGTCAACGCGAGCAGAGCGCCTTCGATGGCCTGCCAGGCGTCGGCGTGGGCACGCACATCTTCTGGCTCAATGCACGGATACTGGTCACTGGCGATAGGCGAATGCTTGCGTTCTACCTCATTCGCCAGCGCCCGCAGCATCTCGGGGGTCTTCGGTGTCTCAGTCGGCGGCATCTTTGAACTCTCCCTCGACGGTGTCCCACTCGTAGACGTTGGGGCATACAATGCCGCTGAGAATGGGATAGCGTCTGTCGCGGTGCGATTGCAGGATCTGCATGTGGCCCATCCCCACCAGCGGCTGGAAGGCACCGCAGTGCCGACACTGGCCTAGGGTCGGTGGCTGGATGCGCTGCCACTCGCTCAGTGCCATGCGGCGGGCAGCCCACATGGGGAGCCAGCGGCGGGCGGGTACGGCCCACGGGCCAAGGCGGCGGGCCAGCCATTGGCCGGCCGTGCTCCGCATGTCGTCGTCCGCTTTCCGCTGGGTCTCGCGCAATTCCTTAGCCAGCAGGTCCATGTCGCACTCGAGCGCTGTAGCGGCACCGACCATCCCAAGCAACGCATACTTCATGGCGTCGATGGCCTCGAGCACGGCCTGCATGGCCCTGACGGCCTCGGCCGGAGTGATTACCTCCTCCGACCGCGGCGAATCGGCGCTGGTGGCGGCGATGTCGTCCAGGCTCACGCGCGCCGGGTTCCAGATGGCCCGCTCAAGCCGGTGGTGGATCTCGGCTGCTATCCGCTGAATCCTGCTCTCATCCATTCCCATCTCCAATCCAGACCCCGCGGCGTGTGCGCATGCACACAATCTCGTGGTGCTCGAGGCAGTACCACAAGCACGTCCTCGGCTTCGTGCAGCCCTCGAATTCGCATAGGCGTCTAGCGCCGTTCGGCCGGATCACCAACCCGGCGCCGCCCTTCGGGCCAGCGGGGGGTGGGACGGACGGGCCGGATGCCTGCCCAGCGGGAGGGTCAGTCATAAGGCGGCTCGGAGCGCGTGCCCCCAGGCGTATAAAAGTACGGCTTCAGATGCTCGGGCAACGGCTCGGTCGGGCGGTCGGCCAGGAGGGTCAGTGGGTCCACCCATCCATCCTGCATCGTGTCCCACGTCCAGAATATGCCCCAGACGACGGCTGCTACGAGACCGAAGAGGAAGGCGAGCGCGGAGAAGATCAGTAGCCACGCAGGCGATAGATTGCTCTGGAAGAGAGCACGCGTCGCTACTAGCCAGACACCGTAACAGATGATCACGAAGCCCCACCACGTCACGATGCCCCGTAGCAGGTAGGGGCGGTACTCCGGTCGGGTCCAGCGACGTACCACGTATCTGAGATCCTGTCTGATGCTCAGGCCTGCCTCCGGTTCTGCTCGGCCATGCAGCCACCGCACGACCACAATCGACCGGCTGGCGAGGTCTGCCGCCGCCAGCCCTGCTCCCTGGCCTGCCGCGTGGCCTGGGCGAGCGTTCCGGGCCACAGGCCGCTCTCGCCGCAGCCGGCGCAGATGAACTCCCACCAACGGATCGCCTTGCCCAACCACTGCTCCTTGCTGGCTCTCAGGACGTCTGGCCGCTTCACGACGCCCCCTGCGGGCCACTGGGCGGGGGGGCCAGGAGCCGGAAGGTCAGCACATACACCAGCGTGTCGGGGTCCCACTGGCTGTACATCTCCCGCCATACCCGGCGGAACCCGTCTAGATCCGCAAACCCCTCGAGCCGGGCGTCGCTCAGATTCATCTCGTGCAGGTAGCCCAAGTCGATCCGATCAATCTGGATGCGGGCCACGCTCTTCGCCCCCCGGCCTGGCTGCACGGCGTATGACCCGTGCTTCTGGTAGATCAGCCGGTCCGTCGCCGCCCGGTACACGCGCTCATAGTCGCCGGCTGGGCCGAGCCTGCGATCGTAAACATCGGCCGGCCGCCGCGTCACGCTCTTGCGTCCCTCTATGATCGCCCTCGCTAGCGCGGGTCGGAACTGCATCAGAGACCCTCCTGCTTCGCCAGCGCCAGCACCTCGCCGATCAGGTCTCGCAACTGCTCGAGCGTGCCAAGAGTGTTCGCGTGGGGTAGGGTCATGCCGCCCCCGTTCGGGTCAGCCATCCTGACCCTGACATCCGACACGAATGACTGGCCTGCCCCCACATTTTGGCCGACGACATGCACCTGGAACGTGCCGTCGTTCGCATCTACGACAATCTCGGTTCTCCTGCTCGATACGGTGCTCATCTCGCCTCCGGCGCCCCCTGCGGGCCGGCAGCCGGACGGGCAGGAGGGAGGGGTTGCCCCGACCAGTCGTCTATCGCCCCGTTTGGCCCGCCCGCTGGCATCGCAGCACGGTTTCCCGTTCCGGGTGAGCGCTGGGCTCTCAGCCTGTCGCGGTCTGGTCTAGGCGTAAACAACAATACTAGGGTTACCCCCCTATTGCAAGTCCCAAGTTCCAAATCTCCCTGCGTCTGGTGGCCCGTGTGGTCCGGGCGCCCGGCCGGGGCGGGGGGTCCCCGCGCCCGCGGGGCGCCGGGCGGCCGGGCGGGCGGGCGGGGGGCGTACCCCACGCGTGGGGGGTACTAGCGTACCCCCTAGTGGTGGGGGGTCGGGGTAGTAGGGAGGGGGTAGGGGTAGGGGTATGGCTTACGATAAGTATCAGTTATCGTAACCATAGGCCGGGTAGGCGCCCCCGCGGGGGGGCGCGCCGGGCCGCCGGGGCGGCGGGGCGGCCCCGGCGGGGGGTAGGGTAGGGCGGTAGGGGGGGCGGCGGCCCCGGCCCGCGCGGGC